ATTCCAAACTGTTGAATAACCTCGTTATCTTTATTCTTTAGTATGAATTGAAATATCTCTTGATCTAAAAACCCAGCCAGCAATTGCCAATTGATTTCTTTACTCATGTTGTTAACGATTGGCATATCACTTCTTGAAGTACTAACGGGATTATTCCCGTTAGTTGTAATTAAACTAGTTAATTGAGTTAAATCATAGTTAGGCATTGTTACCTACTTTCAACATTTTGATAAGTTCATTATCAACATTGACACCAACCCCACTAATGTTTTTAATACTAACACTAGTTGAAGTCTTGTAAGGTATTGCAATCTTTTTAGATGTTAATAACTTTTTAACTTCAGATTGGTTTAGTATATCTCTTTGAGTTTGAGATATAGCGTAAGTTTCATTGCCATATTCAAAAACAAAATTCTTTTTATCACTTACTAATTTATGATTAGTAACGATTTCGGTAAATTCGTTTTTTAATTGGTTTACTAACTTATCAATACTATTTTTAATATCTAAAGCAGTTCTATACTCAATAAGAGTTGCTATTGCTTTTTGATTAAGTTTAGATTTTTTAGTCATCATAACCTCTTTCTAAATGGTTAAATCAATTAATTATTAATTGATTAGATAACAATACCTATATTATAACTTATTACAACAATAAAATGAATTAGTTGTGAATAACTTTCAAGCCCAAGCGATCCAGACTTCTTGAAACTTTTAATACTTGACGGCAACTCGGTTCGGCCGGCCGAACTTTCTACTAATAGTAAGGAAGGACTGGTGTGGCTGCCATCGCAGGTATTTTTTACAGTAGCAAAAATAGCAGAAATGCGCCAATCCATTCAAGCCAGGATCCTTGAGATGCTGCTGCAGCTCCCAGGGCTATGATCAGGGTCATAAAAATCGGCAGAATACTTGACATTTTAAATCACCCGAAGCGAAGTTTTACCACGCCGGCCGGCCGGAAACTTTCTACTATAAGTAAGCAATCTCTGAACGGCTGCCATCAAAGGTATTTTCTTCATGCTCCCTGAATCATGGTCTCAAATCTCTCGTGCCCATCGTAGTTGGTAACATCTATCTTCGCACCATCCATCCAGTCCATGAACCAGTACTCTACCCGATGTAGTTCGCCGTGCTCGTTTACGAATCCACGAAGCTCGTCGCTGGGACCTCCCCAACTAAACTGCCAGCGCCAGTATCCTTCAATCTGGTCGGTGAATGTATGTGGTTCTACATAGTCAAAGCCCAGGCCATCAAACTCAGGATCCTTAATATCTTCTTTTCTTTGTTTCCATTGGTCATCCACACGCTCTGCACATGTCTTCGCCCAATCTTTCTTCAATGCTTCAGTCATCGTCTTACCTTTCTAAATTCGAGGAGATGTCGGACACGCTTGACCAAGATCAATCCGAATTAAATGAGAGCTACTCACCAGCGTTCATCTCCTAATGTTATATATAGTTATAACTTGTTATAATGTCAACACTTGTGTCCAAAATTTTTCCTGGCAGCAGCTGCCTGGCTCAGGCGGCAAACCTTCCTCAAAACTCCAATCAATCAGCCATTTTTCTAGAGGCGAAATGAAGACGCCGGCCGGTCCGCTGCTCCATTACTATTATAGGATCCATGAATATTGGCTGATAATCAAGGTATTTCCCGCAGCTCTGACGCTGCATCCTGGATCGGAGCTGCCATTCAGGATTAAGAATGGCTGTTTTCTGCCATTTTACTCATCTCAACCACGGCTCGGCCGGCCGGAAACTTATTACTATTACTTGGCTTTTGAAGAACGGCTGCCAATTAAGGTATTTCGCAGGTCTTCCTCTGTCCACGGATGCGGAAGCAAGACTCCTGAACCCTGATCCAACAGCTTTAGTCCATGAACCGACAGTTCACGAACCAACTTTCCTGGGAATACAGCTACACGACCATCTCTCCCCCCTTCAGCGCTAATCTTTACCAAAACAAAACTGACACCACCATGCTTTGCATGTGCATAATGCCAGGCTATTTGCTTGGGTGAGATGATAACTTTTTGTAACTTGTTACACTTTAATTCTGCCCAAAATTGAAACCCTATTTTACTAGCCTTTTTCTTGAAAACTCCAAACAAATCAGGCACTCCAGGTGATGCCCAAGACTCAATTCTAGTCCAGTTAACATTCGACGTTTTATTTTTAATTTCTTTCCAAAATTTTTTCTCAGGTCGCATTATTTATTTGTTTTTGAGTTAAAATTTTATGGCAATTTGAGCATAAAATATCACACTTTTTTGCCTCTTCTATGATCTTATCAAGCTGATTCCAGCTATTTCTGAAGAACATTGATACACTATTTTTCTTTGTTTTTTGTTCTCTGTGATGAAACTCTAAAGCATAAGGACTATCATTGTAGCCACATTCCTGACATCCTTTTTTCATTTTGTATTCATTCATGTAATTAGAAATCTTTCTGTACAATTCTTTCTTTCTGTTTCTTTTGTAATCTAAATTTTTTTGAAACCTATCTGGTCTTCTCCAATTCTCTTTGTAATATCCGTCTTTCTTTATTCTTGCTTTTATGTATCCATCAAATATGTAACCATCCTCTCTTACATCTCTAAGTTTAAAAGGTTTATTCGTCTGAGGATTCAATCGCTTCATGAGCTACATCTATAATGGTTTCTGGGAATCTATTTCTTAGTTCCTTCAGTTTATCCTCCACTTCGATTTTACTCATCTTATCAATCGATCCAGTCAATATCTCTTTTCTATCTACATACAAACCGGCAGCTCTTCCACGTGAAATCTCTGCATTTACAGCTGCAGAATAGTTCTTGTCATCCTCTGCTTTTTTACTCAAACTATCCAATCTTTTCATATGTCTAGTAATATTGGACATATACTTTTTGTGTACTTCCTCGCGTAACAATGAAATATATTGTGCTACTTTTGGAAATTCTTTTGCAGACTGTAAGCGACTAGCATAGATCCTTGCAGTTTTTTTAGGATAACCTGCATCAATTGCACACTCACTTGCAGTTTTCTCACCATCAAATCTTACAAGTAATTCAGCAAACTTTCTTTGCTTTGCAGTTATGTTTAATTCAGTTAATTGACTCATTTCTCAAAGTATAGAATGTTTTTAACAGAAAACTGACAAAAAATCAAAACACCTTACGCGCGCTGGCTTTAAAGTTACACCTGGTTACACCTTGGTTACACCATAGTGTAACCTGTTTTTGAAGCTGGATAAGGGTTTGTAGACCGGTTACACCGGTTACACCTATTTTGAGATTATTTTGAAAATAATTTAAAAAAATATTTTTATGCATACTATACTTTGAAGAATTTAGGATCTTCAGATAGTAGTTCTCTTGGTAGATACATATGTCTTCTCATGGCATTGAATCCACTCTTAACAATTTCATCCCAAGTTTCTGGTTTTACAATGACATCATTCTTTGGATTCAAAAAATGTATGGTGACTCTGCCACATTTTTGACAATGTTTAATATCTCGTATTGGGCTATTTGGTAGTGAATAAGAGGACATTTTCCCCCTCCAGTTTTTTTATTTGATCTTGAAGTAACTTTTTATCAAATACCTTGTACTTAGCAAGCAATGACAATGCCCTGACTTTTGAGGTGCCAGGGCGCATGCCATCGATCATGCGAGTTAATATGTTTTTTTGGGTTTCAGTTGTGCTCACAGCACCTCCCTACGCGCCCGTTCCTAATTGCTACTACATACCTCAAATATGTAGTCCGTTCGTACTAAAGCTTACGAATTTTATATAACATATTGTTTATTATCGCAAGAAATCTGTGTAATCTACTTTTCTCCGGAGTAACTTGGTGTAAAGTCCATGTATCCATCGTTGGATCGTACACCATAGTCACTACTTTTCCTTTTATAATTTTGTTATGATAAATCAAAACGGTGGTTCTCCTTTAAATTTTACAATTGGTTTACTTTGGATAAATTTTGTAGTTTTTAAATCCATCTCCTTCTTCAACCTCAAGCGGTGGTCCAAAGTACAAGCTAGCAGATCCGTTTCCATCATCCCAAGTTTGTTTAAAGTGTTCATCATCCTTAATTTTGCCTTGCGAGTTACAAACTTTGCATTGCTCAATGCTTTTTTCTGCTTCCCACGATACCCTAATGTAGCCATTACCTTTGCAATTTTGACAGATCATCTGTAGCCTCCAGTTTTTTTATTTCTTTATCTACCAAAGATTCTAAATAACCACCAATTGTTTGATAGTTATGTGTAGCCAAGATCTTTAGTTTTTTATGTAACTCTGGTTTTATAGCAACCGTAGAATATCTCGTTAATTTTTTACTCATGTTCTTCTCCAATTGTCTTCACCTTTTACAAATGTTTTACGATCATTAGCAAGCCAACCAATTACTCCATAAAATTGTGAATTATTTATATGTCTCCATACCAAGGTAGGTTCTTGTTTTTTAAAAATATTTAAAATCATTCTAATCTTCTTCATTTTTATCTCCCAATACTATTTGACCAGCAATTGCAGCATACCCTGCCATATCAACGTAATGATCCTTTATCGCTGTTCTTGATTTAGTTCTACCTACTTTCAATAATAACATCATTATTGCTACCTCATCTGCCGTGATAGGTACACTTAAATATGCAGACCATAGCTCAGCTATGTTTTTGTTGTTAGATACACATTCACCATGAGTAAACTCTCTTTCACCCACAGCAGCCATTGCATTATCTAATATTTCTTCTTTCATTGAAGTCATCATAATTTCTCCTTTTCTAATCTCTGTAACCATAACGGTTCCACATAATTTTACGCAAACGTTCCCAGTAAACTCTGTCCTGGACTTCTTTCCAGTTTCGACAATCACGTTTTGCAACTTTGCTTACATCAAAATAAGCTGCGTAAATTCTTTCTTTTAAAGTTTTCTTTATCCTACCCATGCTGTCATCATACCTCGTATGCCTCCATAATTTATTTCGATTATGTAAAGAACTGACAAAGCTATTAGGATCGTAATAAAAAGAAACCTATGAAATACTATTATTGTAACCAACAATGCTAAAATAATAACACCCAACTTTGTAATAAACATTCTTTCTCCTTTGTTTATAAATTAGGTTATATAATATATTATAACTTATTGCAACCACTCTTTTAACTTTTCACCAAGAACTTTTGAAGCTAAATTTATCTTAGATTTCAATGCTTTAATTATGTTCTCATCTATTGTGCTTTTGGCTACTAAATCAATGTAGGTTGCTTTTGATGTCTGACCGATCCGGTGAATACGATCTTCTGATTGCATTCTAACTTCTAAATCATAGTTATTAGAATAATAAATAATTGTATGTGATACTGTTAAGTTCAAACCATAACCACCTGTTTTAGGATTAGCTACAAAGTAACTGAGTCGGGAGCCAGGGTCCCGGAAGCGTGATAAAATATCTTCTCTATCTTGCTGCTTTGTATCACCATAAAAACTTTCACAACTATCGTGTCCATATTTTTTTCTAATGGCTTTTGTTAAATGCTGAATGTTATGTCGGTAGTTAGCCCAGATAATAACTTTACCATCGATCTCATCAAGAAGATCGAGTAACGTTTCTAGTCTTGGGATCTTACCTTTCTTGTCATGTAAATCAACGAGCCGACCATCATCGGTCGTCATAAATCCACACGTGACCTGGTGCAATCGCATCAGTTGTGTAAGAGCAGAGAACGTTGTCATGGAGCCTTCTTTTAATTCAGCAACAGCAAACTCTTTCAATTGATAATATGCATCAAGTTGTTTGGGACTTAGTTCTACGTTTCTTGTCATGTAAACTTTTTCTGGTAGATCAAGACATTCATCTTTTAAAACACGAAAAGAAAATTTATCAATCAACTTACTAAGCTCATCAATGTTTTTATAATCAACAATCATATTGAATTGATGCGATCCACTGATACGTCTTTTTATCATCACACAATACCTAGACTTGAAAGTCCAGAAGGAAGGTTGGTCCAGGAAGCCGGGGTCAAGAAACTCGGCCTGTGAATACAAATCGAGCGGACTCTTGGTTACCGGACTACCGGTAAGTATTCTTCTATACTTCGCAAGGTTACGAATTTTAACAACAGCTTTGGTTCTTGCAGCTGTAGGTGTCTTGATAGTTGTAGACTCATCAATAGCAAACAAAGCAGAATGGGCTAATAAAAATTTAGTAGCAATATCTTTTCCTTTGGTTGTACTGAAAGCTTCGATGTTCATCAAAAATATTGTCAAGCAATCTTTTTCTTTAAACAACGAATTTAGTTCTTCCTTTTCTTTCTTTGTTGGACTAGGATTCCAGACCACAATTTTATAGATCACATGATCCGGCATGTGTTGTTGAATCTGTTCACCTTTCCAGTTTGTATACACACCCTTCGGGGCTACTATCAACGCACCGTTGATCTGGCCTTTGTCATAGAGCATCGCAATGTTATCAATCAAAACCTTAGACTTTCCTGTGCCCATTTCCATAAAATAGGCAAAGCTTTCTTTGTTT